CAGCTCCTCTGATCCGGAGAACGTGCTCAACGCTATTCTGCGTATGGCCTCCGTGCTCGATGAGCAGAACGTGCCGTCTGAGGGCCGTTGGTTGATCATGTCCCCCTATGATCGCCACATCCTCATGCAGTCGGACATCGCCGCCAGCTTCTTCACTGGCGACAACGCCTCGACCATCCGCTCCGGTAAGATTGGCCAGATCGACCGTTTCACCACCTACGTCAGCAACCTGCTGCCGCGCGGGACCACGGCCAAAGCCCTGGTGCCTGGCCGTACTGCGGTGTCCTCGGGCGCTTCTGTGTCCAATGCCTTGCCCCGGCGCATGCTCGTGGCCGGTACCAAGCACGCCATCAGCTTTGCGGCGACTATGAACAAGACGGAGCCGATGCGCGATCCCACTGACTTCGGTGACATCATGCGCGGCCTGTCCATCTACGGCCGCAAGGTGATCAAGCCCGAGGCCCTGACTACCGCCCTGATTGGCGCCTAATGGAGACTAACCATGGCTAACGTAATGCAAAATGCTCGTCTGATCGGCGGGTACGAGACCGCGACGGCGGGGACCACTCAGACTCAGGCTGGGGCCACCCTCCTGACGGGTGGAATCAACTTCGTCACCACCGGCAACGCCAATGATGGTGTCAAGTTACCAGCGGACATCGCGCTGGGGGACTCGTTGATCATCGTCAACAGTTCTGCGGCCTCGTTGAACGTTTACCCCAACACGGATGGCCAGATTAACAATGGCACCGCCAATGCCGCCAAGGCCCTGGCCGCCAATATGTCCGGCCTGTACGTCTCCCTGGGCGACAACGATTGGGCTGCCGTGCTTAGCGCCTAACCGACCTTGATTGAGGGGGCTAAGCCCCCTCTGAGGATACAACGATGCGTATTACGAAGAATGTGCTGAAGCGTAAGCCCCGCTTTATTGGTGGCTACGCCACCGCGACGGCGGGCACGACGCAGACGCAGGCAGGGGCAACGGCGCTGACCGGAAGTATTAACTACGTCACCACAGGCAACGCCAACGACGGTGTTCTTCTGCCGGCTAACTATGCCCGTGGCGACATGGTGACTATCGTCAACAGCTCCAACGCTGCGCTGAACGTCTACCCCCGTACTGGTGGTGCGATCAACAACGGTTCTGCCAATGCCGCCAAGGCCCTGGCTGCCAACATGACCGGGCTCTACATCTCGCTCGGTAGTGAGAACTGGGCTGCTGTACTCAGTGCCTAGCAACACGTAGCAGGTTAGGGTGGTATACTTGCTACCCTAACCAACCTTATTCTTGGAGTGGGCATGGGCATCGACGAACTAGCGCTGCACCTGGGCGGCGAGTTGGTAGGTAACACGGCGCGCGTGCGCCGGGATGGCAAGTGGGTCGTCCTGGGGAGCGTTACCAACAACCAGTGGCAGATTTCGGACATCGGTCAGAAGCTGTTGGACGCCGTCTCCGCACCGCCCCCTCCCGTTGAACCCATCGAGGTGGCACCCGTCGCCCCAACACGGCGTGGCCGTCCCCGTAAAACCGTCGAGGTAGCCCCTAATGACGACGACTAACGTGACCTTAGACACCGCTTACCAGCGCATCGTCACCCTGGGTGACGAGTTCCTATTGACGCTGCCTTAAATGAGCGGGATATTGGCAGGCATCGTGCGGCGGAATGCGCGTTCAGCGCAACCAAAAGCGCCTGTCGTCGCGCTTAGCGCGGCGGAAATCGCCGCCCGTGCGGCAGCCGAGGCGCAGTGGGAGCAGCAGCGGGTGGACCTGGTCGCGGCGTTACAGCGCGGCGAGGCGGAGGTGGCGGGTTTGCGCGAGCGGTTGCAAACGCACTGGTGGGCGAAACTGGACCCCAGTCGCCAGGGGGTGGCGTAAATGGTCACGCTAGAGAGCTTCCTGCCGCTGGTACGGGGCCGCCTGCCGGGTTGCCCGGAGATGATCCTGGAAAATGGGGTGCGCGACGCCTGCATTGAGTTTTGCAAGCGTACCCAGTTCCTGACCGAGGCGGTGACGGTGGACGTGGTCTCCGGTGAGGCGGCGGTGACGTTGTACCCCGACACAGACACCCATTGGGAAGTCCTGAGTGTGCAGCGTGACGCCGAGCTGCTGACCCCCTTGTTCCGCGCCGAGTTCGTGACCCAGGGGCTTGATGTAGATAGCGGCACGCCGGCGTATTACTACCTGGAAGGGGACCGGACCCTGGTGTTGGGACCGATTCCCGACGCGGACGAGACCCTGACGGCGGTGGTTACGCTGCGACCCAAGGATACGGCGACGCGGGTGGCGGACGCGCTGTACAGCGACTTGCGTGAGGCTATCGCCGCTGGGGCGCGAGCCTGGGTGCGGCGTAACTACGGCGACTGGGTGAACCCCCAGTTCGAGGCCGAGGATCGCAAGATTTTCGAGTACGCCATCCACAACCAGAACATTCGGCGGGCGCGGGGCGGCGGTTCGGTGCCGTTGCGCGTGCGCACGCACAGCTTCTAAGGAGCCGGCATGTCCTCCATTACCGCCCAAGCCATTCTCGACCGCTGCAATGCGATCCTTCAGGACAACAACATCCGTTGGCCGCAGGATGAGATGCTGAATTGGTTAAACGACGCGCAACGCTACATTGTGCTGTTGCGTCCCGATGCCAACATGAAATCGGGCACCTTCACCTGTGCGGCGGGCACGCGCCAGGTGTTGAACAAGACCCCGGGCGGCTTTCCCACGGCGACGCGCCTCCGTGCCGTTGTGCGCAACATGTCCAGTTCCACCAAGCGAGCGATCAAGCTGGTGACGCAGTCGGTGCTGGATAACGAGCATCCGGACTGGCACAGCAAGGCGGCGGAAGCCGACATTCAGCTCTATGTGTTCGATCCGCTGTTGCCGAAGGAGTTTCTGGTTTACCCGCCAGCGGCGGCAACCAACACGATCGAGGTGGTGTACTCGGCGGCGCCAACGGCGGTGACTGTCGGGAAGCTAAGCGGCACGCTGGAGCTCGACGACACCTACATCGGCGTGCTGGTCGATCTGATCCTGGCCCGCGCTTACGCCAAGGACGCCGAGTACGCGGCCAATGAGCAGCGGGCGCAGACGCACCAGGCCCTGGCGGATGCCGCCCTGGGCAGCTCTTCCCAATCGGCGCTGGGTAGTTCTCCAGTAGACGATTCCAAAGGGACGGCCTGACGCCGTCCAGTTTTTTATATTTGACGCGGAGTTACGCTCATGGCCACGACGGGTGCCTTTACCAACTACACCGAAGAAAAGATCGTCGAGGTGCTACGTGGCACCAACTGGACGGCCCCCTCCAAATGTTACCTGGCGCTGTTCACCGCCGTTTCCGACGGCGAGGCGGGGACGGTGACCGAGACGACTTACACAGGCTACGCTCGGCAGGAGATTACCTTTACGGCGATTTCGTCCGGGGCGACCAAGAACGCTTCCACCGTGACCTTCCCGGCCAACGGCGAGGCGGTCTCCTCGGTGACGATTACGCACATCGGCATCTACGACTCACTGACCGCCGGCAACCTGTTGCTCTACTCTGACCTGACCACCAGCAAGACTCTGGCCCCTGGCGACGTGCTGTCCTTCGCCGCCAACGCCATCGTGTTCACCCTGAACTGATAAGCCGATGAACCTGGGTGTGCTGAACGGGTACGCGGTCAATACATCCGCGTTAGCGGCCTGGGTCAAGGCGGCGACCTTAGCCGCCACCCTGGGGGCCAGCGCGACGGCGTCCGCGACCCATGTCTATCGGGTCGCCAGCACCCCGTTCAGCGCAGGGGCGTCCGCGACCACCGTTGGCGTACGCACGACCCTTGGCGACGCCACGCCTAGTATGGGGGCAAGCGGCGTTGTCGCCGCTCACACGGTATGGGCAGGCGTCAGCAGCGGTAGCGCAGGGTGTAGCGCCGTTGCGTTTAACTATCGCCTCATAGCCGCTACGGCTTCCGCAGCGGCGGGGGCGACGGGCGAAGCCTTACCTGATGCCAAGCTGGGCGCGGTGGAAGGGACCCTGGATTGTGCGGGCGAAGCCTGCGCCATAAAGGTCCAGTTCCTGGCGGCGACACCAGCGGCAGGCGCCAGCGCGACAGCCCGTGCGCAGTTCGGCAGCCCCTGTCTGGGCAGCGCCACGGTGGTTGGGTTCGCGGAAGCGTCCCAGCAACTGTCTGGCGAGACGACCTGGGCGCACGATGGCTTCGTCTTGGCGGAAGCCGGTTGCGCGGCCACGGTCGCGGAGACGCACCGACAGATCCTGACCGCAGGGGCGGTGACGCTGAGCACGGAGGCCGTGGCCACGGCGGCGGGTTACAAGATCCAGCACGCGGCGGCGACGCTGTCGGCAGGGCTGGCTGATGCCACGGTGGACTACCGC